GGTTACATTCAAAGACGAAAGATTTAATGGGCAAGGTTTTTGGTAAGTGGGTCGTTGTTTCTTTTGCCGGTTATAGACAACGTAAAGATGGACTAGCTAGAGCTTATTGGGTTGTGGCATGTATTTGTGGATTTAGAACAGAGGTGGCTGCCACTTCCTTAATAAGTAATTATAATGTCAGTTGTGTTGGTTGTAGAAAGACTAGGGCATATGAAGATAAAACATACGCTGCTTTTAATGCGTTATGGGTTTCATACAGATCCGGAGCCAAAAGAAGAAATTTATCTTGGAATTTAAGTAAGGATCAATTTAGATATATAATTGAACAACCTTGTAGATATTGTGAGATCGTTAGAAATGGAGTACATCGACATAGCAATGGTAATGAATATAAATTTACTGGCATAGATAGAGTTGATAATAAATTAGGATATTTTCTGGGAAATGTTGTTCCTTGTTGTGGGAAATGTAACAGATTTAAAAGGGCGGCTACGTTTAAGCAAATAGAAGCTTTTTATATAGTAATGAAAGAATTTAGAGATGCCAGAGCAAAAATTTAAAGCACCCCCCGAAGGCGAAGGTCCGGCATATTTATTCAGCCACCAGCTCCGAGCGATGGCCTCGGACAAAAAAATAGTGGCCCTAGTTGGAGGCACCGGCAGCGGGAAGACGCATATGGCGCCATACCTCATATTTACTAAATGGTTAGCCAAGTCTAATGTACAATGTTTGGCTATCGGATTAGGTTACAACCGCCATGTCTTACGTATTATGATTAAAAGATGTGAGGAATTTTTGCATGCATATAAAATTCCTTATGTTATGAATTTATCCAGTGCAACTCTCACTCTTAAAACAAATAACTCACAAGTGCTTTTCGGTTCTTCGGAAAATCCGATGTCATTGGAAGGTAGCCACCTTGAAGGTGGGTGCTGGATTGATGAAGCTGGTCAGATGAGTCGCTTGGCTTTTCAGGTCGCGGAAAGACGTACGGCTCTCAAAAACGCTCCGATACTTTTGACAACTGTTCCTTATTTTAATAATTATTTGAAGACGGAAATATATGATCCGTACTTAGCGGGTACGCGAACCGATGTGGAGTGGATACATGTTCGTTCGCTTGATAACCTAGAGTTTGACCCCAAAGTTGTCGAAGAGATCAAGGCTCGTAGGCGCCCAGAATATTTCGAAATATTCTATGAAGGCAATTTCGCCCGGCCCTACGGTCTTATTTACAGCGACCCTCCGTCCTCGGATATCATTGTCGATCCCGAAAAAGAATTTCCTAGAGGCTTGCCTGGTCACTGGCCCGCTTTTTCTGGTCATGATTTCGGGATGAACGATCCGAATGCAGCCGTATTCGCTCGCCTTGATCCCAATACCGATACTCTTTATGTAATTGCTGAATACGAAGCACCAAGCTTAACCATGCGCGCTCACATAGAAAGATGGCAACGAGCCGGCCTGATTGTCGATGCAGCCTTCGGCGATCCATCAGGTGCTGATCAAATGGCGACTGCGGAGGAACTAGGTTATCCTATTCAGAAAGCAAACAATGACATTTTGGCCGGTATCGATCTAGTATATGATAGATTCAAAACTGGCCGACTCAGAGTTTTTCCTAATTGCAAAGCTCTTATTGATTATCGTGAGCAATATGTTTGGGCTAAAAATGCTAATGATGAAGATGAGCTACTTGATAAACCAGCTAATCCTCAGCCCGCTCGTCACATGATGGATGCTTTAAGATATTTGGTTGCTGGTTTACAAGAAAACTTTATGACAATGGATGATCGAGGTCCGGTGGTGTCAGTAAGAAGACGGATGATTCAGACAAATTATGAATAGCTATCGTTATAATTGGACACTGCGAACTAAACCATCAGACGTAGAAGGCGTTAAACACGATGTAATTATTACTGCTCAGGGTCGCAGGAAAACTTCTACTCTTGCAATAACACCCTGGGAAGGATTGGAACTTTTACGAATACTTAGAAATAACGAATCGCTACTTTTAAGATTAGAATCTATAGAGGATAGCACAGAATAAAATATGAACAGTGTCAAGCCTGCTATTTGCATCGCTTTTGAAGGAACTATTTCCGAGGGAACTTTATCTACTTACGAGGGATATCAGCTTCATGCTTCTGTTGAAGGTGCTATGGATGCCCTTCAAGAACTTAGTTGGAAATATAGAATAGTTATTTGTACTTCCAGTCCTAGCCATAAGCTTTCTGAGATAAATGACTGGATTATTAGAAATAAGGGGGCGCGCGGCTTTGTATTTGAACTTACTAATATTAGACCGCCAGCAGTATACTATATTGAAAAACGAGGAATTAAATTTGAAAGCTGGGATCAAGTGATGAATCTTTTGGGTGGATAATGAGTCCAGCGGACATAGCAGCCATAAATGATCTAGTCACTAAAGGTGGCTTACAGTTCGTGTTGATCTCTTTGGTTGTTGTGTTGTTTTTACTTTATCGCTGGGCCATGGGCGAAGTGTTAAAGGCTAATCAAAATGCCTTGGACTCTATGCGCGAGGAGCGTGATAACTGGCGAGTAATTGCGTTAACTGGTATTCGTACTGCTGAAAAAGGTGTAACTATGGCTGAATTTACACATAGACCCCTAGATGTAAGATAGTGTGGCTAAAATTGTTAAAGTTCTTCAAAGACTTAAATTAATATTTTTATCTATGATTAAAGTAAATCTTAATGATAACACCAATGCCAGAAAAATTCACCAGCAAGAAATTTCCGAAGCCAAGAGAAAATTAAAAGAAATACAGGCTCGTGCCGATCGACTGCAAATTTCGATAGACCTTGGCCAGCGTAATCCACGTCATAGAAATTGATATTTGATATTATTAGAGTCGAGCAAATCGTTAGTATAATACTGGCCGTGGTTGGTATGTATTTAGCTTTGGACTACTCTCACGATAATCATCAAGATTTGAAAGCCTATGCGCTTGAAGGCCAAAACGGGCGAGCCAAATTGGCAGCGGTAATTGGCAAAAGAAATGGCTATGCTAAAGCATGGCTTCATGCTATGATTGGTATTAGCGTAATTTTTGTTTTCTTTGCTTCTCCGGGTCCAGCGCCTCGTTTGTATGGTGTGGCGATAGGATTTTATATATTTTTAATTCTAGCACAAATAGTTCCGGTTTTAATGCAAATACTAAATCAGCGAGATAGAAGGAAGTTATTATTAAGTTATATTGGAGATGATAATGCCAAAGGGCAGCATATTCGTGACGGTTCTGAATAAAATTCGACCAGGAAATGATGTTGGCTTTAAAGGTATTTCAATTATTGATACCTCTCATGATCAAAAAGCCAGGATTAAAGGCGTAGATCGAGTCGTAATTGATCGTAGTCGGCCGGACCCTGAAACAACAAGCTATCCAGTGGCGCTGGCTGTTTCAAATTTACCGCCGAGATATCCAACTGGAATCCTAGATCGAGCTAACAAAGAAACTGGCAACATGCCAAGATATGAAGCAGATGATGATGAAGTATTAACTAGATTTTTTGGAGTTGGTACAAGATATTATAATGTTGAACGAAGAGATATATAAGGAGGTTATAGCCAAGTAACATGGCGATTGCCGCCCCTGGTCCCACTCCAAGTCCGGGTCGATCCGGAGGCCAAGCTCTCACTCCGGCACAGCTTATGCCCAAGCGAAATCCCGGTCTAATTCGGAGGATCGCTGAATTATTTTTTCATGCTAATCCCGCGACCGGGCCGCAGCCGGAAGATCAAAACACTACCGAAAGCGGAATCGTTTCCGAGGGGTTGGTATCGCTTTATGACCGACAATTTAAATTCGATGTTACTCGTCGGGCTACATATAAAGATGTAGAAGAGATTGACCAAGCCTCCGAGGAAGCTTCCATAGCTCTCGATACCATTACTAATAACGTCACGACCAGCGACGATGGCGTGCAGATGAGTTTCGAGATTTATGCGCGTAATCCACGGATCAAAGATATTCTCGAAAAAGTTGTAACTACTTGCCACTTGCATCAATCAATTCGGCCAATTGTTCGTAATCTCATTAAGTATGGCGATATGTTCGCTGAAATTGTTATCAATGAGCAAGGAGAAGTAGTTGCAGTTAAACAACTTCCCCCAATTACTATGTTCCGCAACGAGGATCTGACTGGCAATCTTTTGCTGGGAGAGCCTCGGTACGATAAGAAGTCCGGAAAAGTCTTGAATGGTGCAGAGGAGTGCGCTTTCGAACAGAAAGCGGAATCCACGGGCCAGATGCTCGCTACTTTTTGGCCATGGCAAATTCTCCATATGCGACTCAATCACGATGGATTTTCTCCTTATGGGAAAAGCCACTTAAGAGTTGCTAGAATTACTTATAAGAAGCTTAAAGCGCTAGAGGAGTCGTTGATAGTAGGGCGACTCACTAGAGATATACTTAAGCTCGTATTCTATGTGGATACTACTGGTCTCTCGCCTGATCAACGTCGTCGTGCGCTTCAAGACTTTCAATTCAGTGTTATGCAAAGAATGCACGTGGATGGTCGGAGGGAAAATCCGTTCAGCGTAATGACGGATTTCTTTGTCAGTAGCGGCTGGATAAAGCTTGGCCAGCAAGTGCAACCCATGCAGACCAAAGTTGATATCATAGATCCGAAAAATGTTGGTATCCATGATATTACTGATATCGAGTATCTCCACCGTAAATTTACTGCGACTCTTAGAGTTCCGCGCAGTCATCTAGGTTTCGAAAAAGACGTTAACTCCAAGAGTACGCTTTGTCTTACTGCCGATACCAGGATTTCTTTGTTGGATGGTCGTGAACTCCCTATTATTGATTTGGTTGCAGAATATAATGAAGGTAAAGAAAATTGGGTTTACTCCGTAGATCCTAAGACTTTACAAATCAAACCGGGCAAAGTTACCTGGGGCGCCCAAACCTCTCCAATGGAAAGGGTTTGGAAGATTACATTAGATAATGGTGAATCGTTTCGGGCAACTGCAACCCATCCTGTTATGATGAAAAATGGTAGTTATCGTCCGATTTCTAAGTTAGTACCGGGTGATAGCGTTATGCCTATTTATCGTAAAATCAGTAGCAAGGAAGCTGGCGAAGAAATCGAGGGATACGAGATGGTTTTGCAGCCATCTACTGGTGTTTGGGAATATACTCATAGAGTTGTAAAATCAGCTAAGGGCCGAACTTCCGTAAGACATCACAAGGACTTTAATAAAAGAAATAATAATCCAGACAATCTTCAGATTATGACATGGGCCGAACATGAGAAATATCATAGAGAACATGCCAGAGAAGTTTTTCACCAGGGCGAAGGATTGCGCAAGCAACGAGAATGGTGTTCGAGTGAAGCCCATCGAGAATTAAAATCTACACAACTCCATGATCAGTGGTTAATAGATAGAGATATTTTAACTGAAGCTGTCCGTGACAATCAGACATCAGCGGTTATTGCTCGCAGAGAAAAATATAATAATACCGCCCCGTGGATTCAAAAAGAGAAGAATCCTCGATGGCGATCAGATGCAAATATTGACCATCTAATCGAAACAGCCAAGCGCTCGAATAGCATGAAGGATTTAATTAGAATTTCTGGCTATAGTGAACTTCTAATCAGAAGAGTCCTTGGCGATGCTAAAATGACTTATCCACAGTTGAAATCTCAGTACATGAATGGTGCTTGGAAAAATCAATCAGTTGTATCTGAGACTGTCGCTGTTGTTAATCATAAAATAGTATCAATTGAATATGATTCTGAGCAGCCAGTTTATGATATTACTACAAATGAACACCATAATTTTCTTCTAACCGTTGGCGTAGTTACTCATAATACGATCCAGGACGTCCAATTTGTTCGCTTCCTCCGTGATGTCCAACAAATTGTTGGTCATGGATTAAAACAATTATTTGATACAGTGTTAGTTCTTCAGGATATTGATCCTGAAGTTACTGATTACAAGATTGGCTGGCCAAATCTAAGCGCGGTTGATCAAATGAACGCGGCACAGTCTGAAATGTGGCGCGCTCAAGCCCATGCAATCTATGCCAACCCGCCCTTTGATGCTATTGATGGTCGCTGGGCGCAGCAACATGTATTTAACTTGTCCGATGAAGAGATGGATGAAATCGATGAAAGAGTTGCAGAAAAACAAGCTGAACAAGCAGCTATAGCAGCCCAGCAACCACAACCGTCTGGCGGCGGTCCGGGTGCCACCAAGCCGATACCACCAAAAGGAACAATTCAAACTGTAGGTAAACCTCCTGGTGGAGCGGCCAAGGGTAAAAAATTACCTAATCCAACTGGCTACAAGCGAACGCCTTCGGAAAAACAAACTCAATCTAGATATACTGGGCATAGCAAGGGTGAGGATGATTTACCGCCAACGCCCAATCCTGATGGAGCAAAATCAGTTACTACTGAATCAGCAACTGCCGCATTGCTTCAAGCAATATTTGAGCTATCCGATGGTGTTGAGCGTGATTTAGTTCGGATCGAAGATAAAGTCGGTATAGGGCATAAGAATGGAAACTCGAACGGCCATCATCCTTCCTAACAATTTAGCTGAGAGTTCCATTGCTGAGAAATTTCTTCGTGGTATTAGACAAAGAATTCGAGACATTGAGAGTGAAGTTGATATTCTTCGACATGAATTGGAATTAACTAAGACCAATTTACATTCGGAGAAAGAATTACACAACCGTGATTTAATTGCTGCTCAGTTGAATTTACAGGAAGAGAAAGATAGTAGAATTAAAATTGAGGGATATCTTGATAAGCTCTTGACAATACAAGTAAAGAGAAGCGATAATTCATTAAATCAAGAACTTAGATATGCGAAGAGTCGTCCTAATGCCCATAACCATTCAACTAAGCCGGGCTCACAACCCGTTATAGTAACTGATCTTCACGGTACGCTAACTCCGAGTGAGGGATTCATGGCTCCTCATTTACCAGGGGCTATGGAGTCACCGTTTCCTGGGGTCAAAGAAGCCTTAGACGGTTGGGCTTCAGAAGGTTGTTGTATTCATATTTCTAGTGCATCGTTACGTTTTGGTCTTGATCCATCTACTTATACTGCGCGCCAAGCACTTATTTCTCAGTGGGTAACTTATTATAATTTGCCAATCTATTTCTGGACCGGTAAGGTCGGTGCCCATCTTTACTATGATGATCGTATGACAACGGCAACTCCCGATGGCTGGCAAAAATCTATTCTTGATGGCGTTCAAGTTCAACTCGATTATCGTACTGAGTTGAATAAAAGGGGAATCCGCGAACTAGTTAAAGTTCCTGGTTATGGAAATCCAATCGAGCATTATCCTGTAATTGAAGATGTTCCAAATGATAATCCCAGGGGATACTCTACGCCAATTATTGATGTTGATTTCCATGGTTGCCTGCTAAAAAGTAATGCATCTGACAGAACTAGTGATTTAATGCCAGGAGCATTAGAATCTCTTAAAATGATTTACGATACTGGCTATCGTATAAATCTTTCTTGTGCCGGCTGGGACCCCCTAACTCATAAAGATGGTGAGTGGCAGGAAATTTTAGCAGGATTACGAAAATTAACTAGAGAATTAGCGATTCCATATGATCAAATTGCAACGAAAGAACATGGCGTTGCATTTATAGATAATTTTGGATATAGATTTAATGATTGGAAAAAAGATACTCCTGCATTAATGAAGTTATTGGCTCAGTCTTCCCCTTCGGACGAGGTGACATCAGACGTTCTATCGAGGGCGGTCTAGCTCTTTATTTACTTTCTGATTATGTTCTTGTGATGGTTTGATTGTTATTAGATAGGTATTTCATTATTATTGCTAGAATATGCTAGAGTAGATAGAATAAACTTATATCTATGATGACATTTATAGACTTGACTACAACTATAGGAGGAGATTAAATTGGCAAAGGTAATGGGCGCGGGCTCAGATAGTCTTCCTGGTCTAGCCTATCAACCAAACAATGGAATGGCTGGTGGTGTTATGCAATCAGGCTGGGGAGAGGTTCCCTGCAATACTTCCGTTTATACTGGTCAGCCCGGCGCTAGTTACGCTGATTCCCGAGGACTCGATCCTGAAGTTAAAATTCAGGAGTTCTGGCCCTCTGGTCGGACAGGTATGAATAGGTAAAATGAGTACAACGACTGGCGGACTGGCGTTGCCACCAACGCCAGTCCAGAATCCTAAAAAGAGTACCAAGAAAGGTACCGGTAAGAAGTAGGTCAGTGAAGAATAAGTATCTTTATACTGACACAACGATAAGTAGTGTTAACCCTGCGGACCCCACCGGGAATCTGGCCCTGGTGCGGGTAGGTGGAAAAAGTCGCGGCGCAGATGAAGATGAATTGAAAGATTCAGATAGAGATGCTATTGGTCGAGCAGATATAGATAGATCAAGAGTGGCCAGAGCAGTTGCTCGTCGGCAGTCTATGCCTAATGGTGAATGGGCGATTAGAGATGCTGATGATCTTCGTCAAGCTGTTGCTAAATTTCTAAATCCACCTGATACCCAGGCTCTTTCTAATACTTATGGTGCCGGTGAAATCCAGCGTCATATTATTCAAAGAGCCAGGGAACTTCAGATGGCAGGAACGCTACCTGAATCCTGGGGAATTTCTCAGGAAGATGATGCTTTAAGGCTCATGCTGGATTCCATTGATGTCGTCAATGACGATGAAATGATCATGACAGCAGACGAGCTAATTCAAGCTAATAGGTTCTTTTCTGCACGGCAAAGACGGAAATACGCTAGCCAGGGCGTAGCGCTTCCCGATGGCTCTTTTCCAATTCCTGATCGTGATGCTTTAAGAAGGGCGGTTAGATCGGCAGGTCGCGGTGGCTCTTATACGCGCGCCAAAAGACATATTATTAAAAGAGCCAAGGCACTAGGCGCTACGACTTCGCTTCCTGATAAATGGACAACTGCTGAAGATTATATTCCTGATGAATCGATTGAAGTTAAAGAATCTTCTAATAAAAAGTTTGTAACGGCTGAAGCACTACAGAGCATATTGGTTCTTGATGGCTCTGATAATGCTCCATTTCCAATAATCCTAGAAGATAAGACAACTGAACCTGGCGGTGGTTTTGCAAAAATTAAAGTTCCTTTTTATGTTGGTGAATCACTAAGCAAGGCTCCTGGGTTTAGTCAGAAGATTTTATTTCCTACAGATTTATTGCCATCTGTAATTGCTGAAGGTAAAAATCAAATTACAGATGGACGACAACCACTTACAGTTTATCCTCGACACAAGATTGCACTCGACGGCAGTGATCTACCCATTGGCGGCGTAGTTGATCTTGTTCAGGAAGGCCGCATCGGCTATGGAATTATTGATGTGGTCAATAAAGGCAAGGGAGAGCAAGCAATTGCTCTTATGAAGCATAAAGATGCTCAAGGACGGCCCCAGCCGTTGCTTAATGCAATTTCCCTTCGAGCCGGTCCCGGCCGGTTTGAAATGGAAAGCATTGAGATGGAAGATTCTGAAGTGCTTAAAGTTACTAAGCTTCATTTGGATGGTGTCGATTTTGCTCCCGACTCTCCAGCTATGAAGACTTATGGAATTGAATTCCTTGCTGCCGAGTCGAGGAGCGTTGATAATAATCATTCTAAGGAGGATAAAACTAGTAGGCAGATGAGTGGCTCTTTGACACTCGAAACTCTTAAAACGCAGCATCGACCTCTGCTTGAAGAGATCGAAGCGCCATTTCATGATAAAATTGCTGAACTAACCCAGGAAATTTCGGTGCTTAATAGTCGGATTGGCGGCTATGAGCAACGCGAGGCTCGGCGCGAGCTTCAGGAATATTTCCAGTTGGTTGTAGACGGTCTGCCCGTTGATCTGAAGGGCGAGCGTAAAGCTGTTCTCCAGGAGATTATGGCTGAGTGCAAGAGCAAGGCTGAGTTTAATGATCGGATCATGCCGATTATTCTTACCGGCCTTGATCGTAATAGAAAGCCAATTGAGTCTGCTGAAGATCGGCTTCGCCGGCTGTTTAGTATTAACGAAGGCAAGGGTCGGCCCGGCGCGGCAGTTACCGCTGAGACAGTTGGTGGTGGCGACGCCAATGAAGTTCTTGATGACGGCAGAGAAATGGTTGGTCCGCTAGAGGTTCCTAGTACATCGGGGGCCAGCTAAGTGCGAATTCCTCTTGGCCAATTAACTGATGAAAAGAGGAAAGCACTAGAACTCGTTCAGGATATTCCTGTATCGGAACGTGTCCGTTATCAGGAAGAAATGCTTCTGTACAAGTGGGCAAATTCAGGATGGTTGAATCCTGATGATGCCAGAAAAGAGAATCGGCCAGTTGTGCAAGAATTCCATGATAACATGGACTTCCCGAAGCTGACTAATGATAAGCAGCGACGGGCAATGGCTATGCTTCTGGAGAATCAGACTCAATTCCAGCGTGGTCGCAGAATTGATGTTATTGATGGTCCCGATGGTAGAAAGCAAGTCCATCTAGTTCAGGATACTGCAACTTCTGACGAAGCTCTGCCAACTAAATTTGCTCTGCCAATTGTTCGTCGAGCTTATGCCCTCTTAATGCAAAGAGATTTCTCGGTTATTCAGCCTCTACCGGGGCCATCCGCTTTCGTGTTCTGGCTGGACTTTCTGAGAGAATCTGACTCAACTAACATTCTGTCTGTTGAGTACAACTGGCTACTGACTCCAGAACTTGGAGTTCCCGCCAAGGGTAAGCTACAGCTCAATAGATTCCAGCTTCAAGTTGTCAAGCAGCTTATGGGTACGACATTCTCTCTGGAAGCCCAGGAAGATGCTCGCGCTCAGTTGGGTCTTGATATTGAGAATGAGCTGATTAATGCTTTTGCTGAAGAAGTTGCTAGAAACCTCTTTGGGCGGCATTTAAAGAACATTACACAGAATGCGCTGGGCCTCCAGGGCGTTCCGGCTATTGGTTCTCAGCTTATTTCTCCTTGGGCTGGACCTAACCCACAGGTTACAATTGCAACTCGTACTTCTTTGTCTCTTGGTATTACTGATTACAAACAGGTTATTTATAACGCTTTAATTGATACTGATACTAACTATCAGAGAGCCAATCGTCGGCCTACGGACTCCATCCTCGGTGGATACGGTATGGCCGGGTTCCTTCAGAAGATGAATACAGCAACACAGGCCCAGGCTCCCTCGCAAATGAACCTGGCCTCAGTCGGTATCACAGACTACGGTACCTACGCGGGTAGGTGGCAAGTCTGGGGCACGGACTTTATGCCTGATAACGTTGCATTCCTGTATCTGAAGAATCCTCCGCCGCTGTGGGCGTCACATATTTATGCACCGTACGTTCCTCTCCAGGTGATGCCTGCCATTTATGGGGACTACGACCCGTCTACAGGCAACTACCAAAACAAAGACGCGTGGACAAGAAATATTAGAGAGCGATCCGCAGACATCGTAACAAAGCCTTATGGGTTCATGCCTAAACAAAATTGGGCCGTTGCAGCGAAATCTGCAAATGAAAACCCCTTCTTATTAACTGGGAACCCTGAGACGGGAATCCACAACAAGCAGGCTTCGGCCGTGCAGTTGCAACGACTGAGTGAAGGGGAATCCTTCGGGATTAAGCGACAGTCTGGCCTGCAAGGAAATGAACTTGCAGAGGACAGCAGAAATGACTGTCCCGGCTCGGTTTGCGAGCAGGTAACAGAGCGGTTATTGGGCCACAACCTCTTAGCTTCTAAGGAACTTCTACGGGCGGCATAACACAGGCTGGTTGTGCTATAATCTTCACGAGGATTACAAGGGAAATCCAAGGTATTAACTTGGATTTCCCTTCTCGTGGAGAAAGTAAAAGATGGAAACAAAGCATTGCAATGGATGTGGAAAAGATAAGCCAGCATCCGAATTTGGTAAAAATGGAACTAGATTAAGGTCCAAGTGCAATACTTGTATTTCTGAATATAATAGAAAATGGTATATAAAAGAAGATTATACTCAGAAGGAATATTCTTATCGTCCCGTTCCTAGTGACCCCGAAAATTTAGTTTGTACTAAATGCGATAGAGAGCAGCCACGATCTGAGTTTTATGATCAAAAGAATAGAAGAGATGGTAAATTTCTTTGGTGTAAGGGCTGCGAAAGAATTAGAGCGGTTATTAGGTATGATTCTCTCGACAAGAAAGAGGCATTAAAGCAGAAACGCATTTGGTTTCTACAAAAAGAATATGGAATTACTCTTGAAGAATATGAGCAACTAGAAGAAGAACAGAATGGCCTTTGTGCGGTTTGTGGAAAACCTAATATTAGAAATCATTTTCTATGCGTAGATCATGACCACAAGACAAAACGCATTCGTGGACTACTTTGTCATAGGTGCAACCGGTCAGTCGGCTTTGCCCAAGATGATCCAGAAATTTTACGTAAGCTAGCTGATTACATCGAACAAGCCAATAAAACACAAGTAATACTTAAATCACTTGGATTAGTAGAATAGGAATTATGCTTAATTCCGATTTTTTGCCCCTACCCAGCTCCTTGC